TACTAATATTGTACAGAACTATGTGGTTGAAGCTGGGTATAAGACTTCTGAACATACCATATTTTAACCCTTAATGCTGGTAACGTAGTGATAGATAGCAGAGTGGGTCAGTTTTATAATTTAAGAGATACAAAAGCGCTCAGGAAAGAATTAGTAAAATTCAAAGGGCTGTTCAGAGAGTGCGCCATAAATGAGAAGGAACAGAAATAATGATTGTCTTAGAATACTCATTTAAGTGCCTATCTCTATATAATATCGCTATTCACATCAAATACCATGTACGGAAAGACGTGTGGCAAAATAGACGGACAGATACAATACTTATCAAATCAGAGTATTGCTACTTTGAGAACGCACTAATAGGAGAGGGCTTCGGGAAGAAAATACGCGCTGAGTCTGGACTTGGTGATGATGTCAAAATACGTTTTGTATTTGAACATTGTACATTTGACGGATGCCAGTTCAATAGCAATATAAACGACTATAATATTTTTACTGAGTTTCGTAAGCCTTGTAAATTCTATAACTGCGTTGGAGAATGTGTTAAAGGCTATATGAGTTGTCCGACAGAAGGTTCATTTATCGCGTATAAAAAGATTATAAGCAAAGACAATAGGGAGCTTGTAGCAAAACTTTATATTCCAGAAGATGCCAAACGTGCTTCTGGTAATTGTCAGAAATGCAGAGCCGACAAGGTAAAAGTTTTAAGTATCAATGATATTAAGACAGGAAATGAGGAATCTGTTGGTTATAGTGCTGTAATTCCGAGACATCCGAAATGCACAGGGGAAGAAACAGAGTACAAAGTAGGCCGATGGATTTATGCAGATAGTTTTGAGCCGTCATTTGGGCATATCTGTGCTCATGGTATTCATTTCTTCTTAGATAAACAACAAGCTATTGACTACGCGATTAAATAAGGGGACATCTAAATGGAATTAAATTGGTTCCCAGCTACATCGCAGCCACAAGAACGCGGAACGCAAGCTGGACATAACTATTATTTTTACTCTGGGGATTGCTATAATGAATGATTTCGAGCCAATATATGATTGCGAACGATGTCGTTATCTTGTGATTTATAATTGTTTCGATATAGATTTAGCGGCTCCTAAGAAGTATAAATATCAATGTAGTTGCCCGAACAGATACTATTTCTACGGAGAAGAATTACAACAAGATGTGTTTCATTTTTCGCATAAACATTGTTCTCAATATAAGCCAAAATAAAACAAGGAGATAAGAGCTAATGGACGAGTTTATTTCTGTTACTGATAGATTGCCAACAGAAAATGGTTGGTATTTAGTATATGCGCCAGAATATATTGCTGGCAGTTCTTCTTCCAAAGAAAAAGCCAACGATATTATGTTCTCAAAATATTATGCTAAATCAGGTTGGTCTGTTGAGACTCCAAGAAATAAAGGGTGCGTCAGATTCTGGATGCCAGTTCCGCAACCTGAAAAGCTCGCGAAGAAATTTACGGTCATCGAAAAAGGCAAAGGATTGCTGCCTTTGATGATTAGATTTGAAACGTATGATGACTTTCTTTCAAGCACTCAGAAATGCGATGTATCTCTAAAGGAAGTTATTGGAGATTACGGCATTAAATTTAATCAAATTCTAAATCATGAAGTATTGCCTATCGCAACAACCTATCAAAGAGTTAGAGTTCCGATATATAATTTAGAAAAAGTTACTTTTCCTCGCAATTTTGACCTTCGTATAACAATAGAAAATGAACTTTACTATGCGCCAATACTTTCGGTAGAAGAAGGTAAAGAATGGAGGTTAATATAATATGGAATTTACACAAGAATGGATAAGCGTAAAAGATAAATTACCAGACCAAGCTGGAAATTACTTAGTTAATGTGCATGAATGGTCTGAACGAGATGAGCGCTGGTATAATATGGTATTAGATGCTTGGTATAACCCTACACCGCCTATTTTTGGAAATGGAGATATTGGTTGGTGTCTTATGAATGAGTTTTATCAATTCTCCGATAATATGAGAGACAAGATTACCCATTGGACGAATTGGCCTCACCCGCCAACATTTGACGAAGATGAAGAACCGCCAGAGACTTCAAATCTTTATTTTTGATGTAAAATATTAAAACGCAAAAAGATAAGGGCTGTCCTTTCGGACAGCCCCATTTTATTTTGCATCTAAAGAAAAATCATATTAGGATATGATATGTTTCATATTTAGATATTATGCTTCTTCTTTCTTGGAACTCATTTGTTTGACTACTGCGACAATCTTATCATATCCAAGCTGGCTACCCATTATATTAGCAATAGCCATGCCGACAATCCAAATAAGATTTGCAGGGGTAAAAGCAATATTAGCCATAATGAAATACAGCACCATACCGCCAGCACCAACAAGAGCACCAGTAACAAGCGAGAGCGAACTCGCAGAGACAGTTTTACCAGTCTTTTCGAGGAAACTCTTGATGAACTCGACAACGAGAGTAGTACTAGTACCAAAACCAAGAAGCAGAGTGCAAAACAATTCAATAGTCATTTAGATTCACCTCTTATATTGTTCCGCCTAAATGTTAAGCACAGAACAGTTTGTTCCATGTATTTTTGCCAACAACACCGTCAATAGTAAGTCCATTGTTCTTCTGAAATTCTTTTACTTTGGATTCTGTTGATTCTCCGAATGAGCCATCAGCATATATACCGAGTTTCTTTTGGAGAAATTTTACAGCAGAAGTTTTACCGACATTACCGCCACGTTTAATTGTAGGCATTAGTGCAGAACGATAATATTCGTACTTGCCAGCTTTTGCGCATAACCAATACACAGTGCTCGACCGTGTATCTATATGAACAAATTCGGTATTACCATAATAATACACACCTACACCATTCGTTATAGTTTGAGCATAAAGCCCCAGCTCAACAGCGGAAACACCGCTAATCTTTATGTCCGCTGCCATACCTTTTGCATGGTATGAATTTGAAGAACCACCTATTTTTTTATTATAGGCAGAGGTTCTGTATGCTGAATTTATGATTAGCGGCTTTCCGAAGTGGTCACGAATTTTTTGCAAGACGATAACCAAGTCAGAATCAATTAGAACTTCATCGGAACCATCATTGCAAGCAAATTCTCTAACTTTGAAATTCGCAGAAAGAGCAGTGCTGCCGTCTTTTGATACGCTATATTTAATTACGGACATTGGAGCCATCTTCTTTATTCATCTTTAGATTAGTTGGCGGCAGCGTAAGGCTCCCCGATGATAATTTCATATTCTTCTGGGGTAATGTAACCCTTAGTAGTTACATTATAAACCATCTGTTTATTCCAGTAGCCAGCCTCATAATACTTCTTAACCTTGATACCATGTGCGCTAAGTTCAGTCATTATTCAGTCACCTCATCCACATTGCCAGAAGTCGTAGTTTCCTCAGAATGGAACTCAACATCGGTCATAATAGCAAGATACTCAATCTGAGAACCTTGTTCCTCGATTTGAGAATTGCGATACTCAGCCATCTTTTCCTCGTAAGGAGTCATTTTCGCTTTTGTGAAAATCATAATCCTACCTCCATAAATCTTTGTAGAATTTATCCATTCGTACTTGTAACTTATGAGAATTTCCATGAGCTATATGTGCTTTCCATGATTGATAGCACATATCTAACCTTTGTTTGGTTAATGGTTGTCTACTTTTTGGTATTCTACCAGTTTTAACAAGTTTAACCATTTTGCGAAGTTTGCGGCGTTCATGTTTTACATTTTGTCCAAGTACGGACATTGTTACTTTTCCAGTGTTGAAGAGTTTATAATGGAATCCCAAAAGGTCAACCCCTTTTGAGATATGATACAGTTTTGTTTTCTTTTCATGTAGAGACAGACCTATCTTGGACAATTCCTCGTTAATCCACTTTTTACATTGTAACAGGTATTCTTTATCAGGGTGCATCAAAATAAAGTCATCCATATATCTCAAATAATGTTTAATGTGCATCCGCTCTTTAATCTTATGGTCTAACTTGTCCAAAACAGAGATACCCGCTATTTGTATCATTTGACTACCGGGATTAAACCCAACATCACCTTGATACTGTTCATTAAGAACTTTAGCGACCATATTCCCGTAACGTGGTGGTAAATGCTCACGGAATAATGCTTCTGTCGTGTCATGTCTCATGTTATCATAATAGTGTTTTATATCACATTGCAATACCCAGAAGTCCATGCCATTTTTACGAAAGCATTTCTGAATATGACATTTTAATCTACCCCTTGCGAAGTCTGAACCCTTTCCTTTTTGGCAAGCACAGTTATCATAAATGAAACTTCTTGTCATAAGAGGATAGACAATATTGTCGTTTAGACTTCTTTGGTAGATTCTGTCACGAAATGCTATGCTGACAGCAACTCTGCGTTTAGGGTAGGTGATTAAAACAGTTCTTGGAGGAAGTGGGCGATAAGTGTCATTATGTAATTCATCTGACAACTTTTTGAGCAAAGCAATTTTGTTCAAATCAAAAGCCGCGACAGAGCCTTTCCATAATACACCTTTTACGCATTTGTGTTCTGATTCCATTAGATGCTCAAAATCACAAACATCTATTTCTCCATACTTCCTAATTAGTTCTAACTTTTCGATGAGTAAACACCTCGAATTTAGAAAAAACAAATAATTGATGGGATGTGTATAGCCGTACTAACTCGCAAGTCAACGACATCACCCCATGATTGTTTCGTTATATCTATTATCTGTTTAATCCGTAGATTTTAATTTCAGATATAACATGGTAGCGAGACTCCCTGCGTTTTCCCACACGCCGTACAATCATTAGATGCTTGTCGATAGGCCATTTTTGAAAATACAGTCCGGCGAAAACCTATTCGAGTTGCTAGCGTTGTTGTTGTTGACATTGCCAGACGAGTTGACATTCCACGTATTATTCGCGTTGCCACGGTTCGCCGAACGCAAACGAACATTCTGCACATAGCCTCACTCCATTCCTTAATCATATAATCAATCCTTTCAAAAGGGAGAATTATCTTCATAAGAGCTTGCTCTTATATCATTTGCATTAGATTTCTTTGAAACGCCAACAACATTTTCTTGCGTAAGTGGTGCGCCGTATCTATTACAATCGGCTAAATACCACTTTCTTAGCAACGCATACGTTTCTTCCACTAAGCTCGTCCAATAGGCAATCCGTCTATCACGCAAATGATATGTTATACCAGCTAAACTAATGAGATTCTTTAACGCCTTACATTTATATAATGCTTCTTTTTGCAATTCCTGACGCTTTTCAAGCAAATCAGGATTCTTACTTACGTTAATATCATTAGCATCACTTGCAAGCAAAAATATGTCAGCCGCGCATGACTGCACTTTATCTCTTACAACCGTCCCGTTTTTAGGCTGGAACGTGTTTTGATTTTGAGTTATTTTTAATGTATAAGAAGCAAGTTCTCTAGCTTTAACCAAAGCAGTGAGCTTGTTCGGCGCACGTCTATGCGCTGGTACTGACATAATAATCATACTCCTTTGTAAATATCTATTTATAGAAATTTAACGCGCGCATTGCGTGTAACATCTAAAAGAAAAATTATATATAGGCTTCTCTTTAGATAACGCAGACGTATCTTTGTACATCTAAAGAGAAGTTATAGCAAGTTTGTTTTAGTAATATTTAATTGACCTTTTAAGGTTATTTTAACCGCTTACGTCACTCTGTATACGCCATGCGTTCGCATGGCTGGATTCCCTAAAAGTGTAATTAAACATTACACTTTTAGGGTAGGGATTAGCAGATGACGCAGGCCGGCGAAAACCTAGCCGAGTAGCTAGCGGTGCCGCTGTTGACATAGCCAGACGAGGAGACAAGCCACGTAAAATTCGCGGAGCCACGGAACGCCGAACGCAAACGAACATACTGAGGACTGGTATGATTTTCCACCGCATAAGTAATCATCTGAGAATAAGTACCGTATTGTGCAAGCGGAGTAACAGAGCCGGAAACCTGAGTCCAATACTCCCATGCCTCGCCTTCGCCACTAATCTGCGGATTGACATGGATTTCCTGCAATGCAGGGAGGAAGAACTTGTCATAGGTAATGTCCGCAGTGCCGCCATCTTGAACGGTATTGGTATAAGTAGTGACCTGAACAGGCTTAATGGCGTTCACGAGTTCCTCTGGCAGACCAGCCATAAAACCAGCCTTTGATGCAAGCTCGTTAGGCGCAATATCCCACTCGTCCTGTGCAGTCCACCACGCGCCTTTATCAGCAGAACTATTGAGGTACTGACGCAGCGCAGAGGTAGACCAACGGTTCCAACCGTAAGCCATCTCCTGAGTGGAGTTCAGGTTCCCATCACGCTTATTCAGATGCTGAGTGCCGAGATTTGTGCCGCTGTCAGGAGTGGTAAAGGTAGGAACAATAGTCTCAAGAATCGTAGTGCGGTCAGCGGCATACAGATAAATACGCCAATTAGATTTCGCTTGGTCGGGTGCGCCGTAGCAACCAGCGATACAACCGCCCTGCGGAACGGACTGAGTAGTAGTGAAGCAAACAACATCGTTTGCGGCAACATTAGTACCCCAAGCAGATTCAATGGTGAAATAATACGTGCCAGCAACAAGTCCAGAGGGGCAAGCAAGGAAAGCACGCTGATGGCTAAACTGAACGCCAAAAGGATGAGCGTAGTGAGCCTGAATAATCATACCGCTCTTAGTCTCACCGTCACTCAGGGTAACAGTGCGATGGGATGCAACGTGCCAAGGATAAGTGTACTCCTTTGAACCGCCAGTAGCATAAGCGTCAGTCCAAGTGTCGCTGAACTGGTCGCCGGGATAGTAGACATAAGAGCCATAACCGCCCTCAATAATCTTGGCGATTTCTGCCCAATTAGCGGAAGCACTCGCCAGCTTATCGGCAACAAGAACTTCCAGAAGCGCGTTCTGTTTGTTCATCTGCTCGATATAAGTTTCATCTCTCAAAAGTTTTCCCATATATTTTACCTCCGTAAAATAAATAATTATTTATACTTTAGGTTACTAAAATGATATGTTGGGGATTAAACAATATTATTAGGTAATCTAAAGAAGGCTTCGTTTGTAACAATGGTCAGATAGGCCATTTGGTAATTTCTTCTATTGTCATAGGTGCAATAAAACCTATTGTCAGCGGAGCTATATCGTAAATCAAAGCACCTCTGTATTCATCTTGCGGATAAACCACAAATTGATACATACTTCTGGAATTACATCTTGTGACAAATTCCATAGTGATTGATTGTGTAATCGTATCTCCGTCCGCACTTAAATCAAGATTGGATGCTCCACCAATCTGGACAAGTCCTTCTAATTGACAAGGCCACATATCACCAGAGCAAATATCCTTTGCGACACCGATAGCAGTAATCAGAGCCATTTTTGGCATAGAGCCTGCTTTATTGGTGATTCTTGTACTATCATTAGAAGAAGTATACGAATATGAGCAACAGACTTTATCCCCGATTGCTACATCGCCGTCCGCAAAATACAAAGTATCATTATTACAGATAAATTGTCCTGAGATGGCTACATCTCCCTGAATTAGCTTGTTTTCAATACTCCCGTCATCTCCTAAGAGATAGACGTAACCAATATCATATCCACCAGTTGAAATGGGAGTATGTTTTAATTTTACACCATCTTTGAAATCAGAATCTATATCCAAAATATCAAATGCGGTGATTGTCTGAGACCCACATTCTACATTTGTTCCGTTCTGCAACGCCATTACATCAGTGCTGTATGTGGCAGACTCAACCGTTAATGTGGCACGTTTACTATGTCCCCACGCGCCACCGATTAGAGCATTTCCAGCACCGCCCATCTAATAGACTAATTCTATTGTGTTTTCAAGGTTAGTAGTTTTACAATCATCTAAAACACAAATTGTGCGTCTTGTTGACGGTTCTCTGATTATGATTTCAAAACACTGTTGCATAGAAAATCGTCTTGGTGGGCTGTAATCTATTAGTTCTTCCACTGTTTTCATCGTTGCTTGATTTCACCCCCCCCCCATACAAAGAATTTTCTTCATGTAAAAGATGAATAGTCTTACGTATGGATAAGATGACTGTGCTATATAGCACTTTTGAGTTCGGGTATTATTCTAACTCCCATCTCGTAATAGAAAATATGGTTCTTGCCCCAACATCACCGATAGTGAGAGGTGTAATATCCCCAATGAGACCGTCACGAGAAACCGAAATTAGAGAGTCATAAACATTAGACCAAAAATACGCATCAAAACCTGCATCGGTTATATACGTCTTTCTGTCTAAGCTATCAATGTGAATAGTCGCTGGTTTTTGTGCGCCAATAACAGAAAGTGTTCTTGTTCTGTCAAACAATGGTATTTGTTCAACTATAAAGCCTTTGGTGTCATAAAACATTTATACCACCTCACGACATTACGCCAGTTGCAGATACCGCAGAAACACCAGACAGAATACCATCTTCGTCAACGGACAATCCAGTGACAGAAGTGCCGCCAGAACCAGCGTTGCTTAATCCAAATTGCAAAGCGCCAGCTTTAATAATAACAGCAGAATTAGCATACACTGTTCTTGTCGTTGTCATATTCCCCCAGATATAAGCATTGCCAGTTTCAGTGTCAGACAGGAAAAATCCTGCGACTGTGCCATTAGTGCTACCACCAATTTTGGGGAATATAATATCGTTTTTATTAACGACATAACTTAGTATAGAGGTAGAACTTGTCACAGTAAAATTATCTGATGTATTTGCCAAAGCTACACGAGAGTATCCTGTTAAATCCAACTCTTTTCCACTAATATCGCCATCTAAACTTGTAGCTGGAATACTTGAAGTTAATATTCCTACATACCATGTGTCAGGAGCGGTAGCTATCCCAAGTTGCCCAAACATAAATTGATTCACAAGTGTAGCCATTGCTCTATTCACCATTACGTTCCACCTACCTTTCTTCTAACAATGATTTCTCCCCATGCCCTAATGTATGGGGTTCCATCATATGTAAGAACTGGCTGCTGTATGTATTTGCCATTTTGCAATGTTAAAGTATTAGCAGCAGTTAATGTTAAATAAATAATTCCCGTGGAGGAATCTACCGTAATCTAAGAAGAAGATGCTGGAATTGATATGACAGCTTCATCATAGTAATCATAAGTACATAACTTCCATGAGAACTGACTGGCAGTAGGAATTATTGCGCCGCCGTCCTAATCTGTAAATTGATAGGCAAATACACAAGTGTCTCCTTGGATTATCTCTCTTGTATGCAAATGAACAAGATATTTGTCATATTCACAATACATAGCAGCCCTCCTTTCAATTTATGATTTGAAACAAAAGTTATATATCAAAAAAGTTAATCATATTGGCAAACATCGCCATCTTCATCTATATACAGACCAAGTTTAGTAAAAGCACTGTATAATTGATACATACTAATCTCAGAAGAATATACTAATCTAATAGTAATTTTGTCTCCTACTTCATAGCTGGAATAAGCATTACCCTCAGAATCAGTTGTAGAAATACCTATCGTACTTATTGGATAATAGTTTATACCGCTCCATTGAATATCCGGCTTAAAGTTAAAGCTATCGGATTGCCAATGTCCTATGTTGTCCGTGTCTAAAATATATTCAAATGTATAGGCATTAGAATCATTTTTAGTGATTTTTGATATAAATGTGTCATAATCCACGGAGACTTTAATAATTTCACCTTTAATTTGAGAATAGTGGTAAGTAGATAATTCTTCGTTAAATTCTTTAGTTGAGTTTATATCAGAAGAATAGGCCACAATGTCGCCGTAATATTTTTGAGTACCTTCCGTGGTTAATCTTACAAGAGTTTTCCTATTATCGTCATCATCGCCATAGCCGACAGAAAATAATTCATCATCGGACGGAGTAGCGTTATATTTACCGATAGCTCCACCGTAATCTATATTTTCTATTAGTCCATAGCCAATAGTGAAACCACAAGTTCCGTTCTAAGAATTGTTATCACCAAGGCTAACACCGTTTGACCCAATACTTCCAGATTCGCTATTCATCTTGAAGAATCCAGTTCCGACAGGGTTCATTTTTGCCATAAAGTTATCTTCACCAGCAAGAGTAATATACTTTATTGCAGAAGTCCCATTCCACACATAGAAGTATGTGGTCTATCCAGTAACATACATTTCTTCGCCTACAACTAAATCTTTTGCGCCAGTTGAAGCAGCGTAATCTATAAGTTCTGTTTCTGTGCTGAAAAATTTACCCGTTTCTTTAGATTGTAATTTAGATATATCTGTTTCATTAGCAGATATGCGTTCGATAGCGGAGCTAAGTGAAACTTTTGTGTTAGATATTTCAGTAGCATTAGTTGTGATATTTGAAGCGTTAGTAGAAATAGCGGTATCTTGTGAAGTGTTCTTTGCCGTCAGCGTATTGTAATTATTTGTGATTGACGTAGTATTAGCATCTATTTCTTTTTGCAGTTTTGTTTCCAACGAACTCATGTCGGTTTTTACGCCCGAAATAGACGTGTTAATAGTGGTGACATTCCCCTATAATGTTGAAATATCTGTATCGTTTGAAGTTATCTGCGTTTGTAATTTAGTGTCTGCTGCTTCATACTTACTTGTAATTTCATCTTTTAAGTCTGACATCTAAGAAGAAACAGCAGAAAGGTTTGTGTCAACAAACGAGTAAACAGCGTTACCGCTAACAGCAGAGGAGCTGTTGCGCATAACAACTGTATCTATCGTTACGCCTTGCGTATATAGCAATCCGTTGGAATCTACACCAACGGCCTGTAACATTGCAGAAGTTTTAGCTACTGGCTTTACGCAGCCAAGTTCTGTTGCGCTTGCAACTGTTGGGGCAATAGTCACGCTGTTGCTGCCATCATAAGTCTACCCAAATATTGTAATGGAATAAGGGTTTTTGATAGCTCCCGGCAAATTCTCCAGTGTCTCGTAGTTTATTTTATGAATATTACCTAAGTTGTCCATTACAGCAACAATAGCAATATTAGTTAAATCTGGCATTTAGTTCACTTCCCCTCGTTACAATCCAATCTTAAATCCATATACACGCCAAGGAATATTGTAATAGTTGTTTCGGGTACGTTTTGGCAACACGTTAGTAGAGCCACTCGTTACCCCGCAGAAACTTTCCCAAATTGGCCCAGCGCCACCGTTCCAGAACGTTAAACCGCATCCTAAATTGGTACAAACACAGGTACATAAGGAAAGTCCAACGGTCATTCCCCAAGACTTACCAGCTACCTTGAATGTTCCAAACGCAAGTGTGTAGTTATCATAAAAATATAAATAGCGGTTCGTTGAAGAACTATAAATATACTTAAAGCTTCTACAACTAACAGTGTCATAAGAGCCGCTATTAGTTGAAGCGACTTCACCAGAGTTAGCACCAATGAATTGCGATGAATAAACATAAGTACCGCCTATCGCAGCCGAAGAAACTAGCGAAATTAGTGAAGTTATATTGTTGACTGTACAAATTGCTGACGTAAAATCCTTACTCCCAGCGGTATATACAATAGCTCCATAAAAACCACTGATGTAATTTCCCTCTGCGTCAGTAGTCATAGATATTGTATAACCACTTGACATTGAACTAAGCGATTGCTACCATATTTTTCTAAACACAGCATCATAAGATAAGTTATCAGCGTATATACTATTAGCCTCTATCAAATCACCGGTTATAATCTTGCCGTTAATATTAGAAGCATTTATACAACTCGCACCTAAGTTTATAGAGGTTATAGTGTTGGCTTCTATTAAATCACCAGTAATCTTATGAGCGTATATCTCGTTCATTATCATAAGACCCGAAGATGTCATCCCGTATTGCCAACCAGTCCAACTTTCAATGTTAGACTCTGTAATAATACCGGGAGTTTCGTAAGTTGCATAGGCATACCCACTAGATGTATAGT